TTAAAAATCCCGCTTACACATCACCTCACATGCCACCCCATACTCCTTGCACCACTTCTCCAGCTGCTTCTTTTTCACTTCCGAAACGGTATACCAAAGTAGCACCGGCTCCCCGATCTGTTGCCGCTGGATGAAACGGAAAAGATATGCGTACTTCTCAACCTTTCGTTTGTTTTCTGCCATTTTCTGTTGAATATCGACTTCCAAGAAGTAAATCTTCCCGTGATACGTGAACCGTGCGTCAGACACAATGCTGTATTCCTTGCCGCCTTCTTTCCATCTTGTTTTCGCTTCGGCTTTCCAGTCGCGTGGATAGTGGTAGAAGATATAAATGTCATTCCTCATGACAATGTGCTGAAGTGGACTGTTTCCTGTCACGGTTACTTGGCCGCCGATCATTTCTGCTCCCCTTTTATTCAAATAGTACACATGCTCCTTCAGTGCTTTATAGTTCAAATATTCGCGGATAGACTGTATCACCCGATTCGCATTACGTTTGCTTCCCAGGTCGAACATATATTGAATTTGCGAACGGCTTAATGCGCCCAGGTTATTCAAAGTATATAGCATCTTCAACTGTCTTTCTGTGAGTTTTTCTAACTTTAGCAATGCGGTACACCTCCAGCCTTTTCATCATTTCATCATCAGTGATGTATGGTACCTGCACAATTTTCTTTTCATGTGTTTTGATGATCGCGCGACCTTTTATGTCCGATGGCAGTTCCTCTGCACCATAATCATCGATGGCCACCATGCTTGCATAGCCGGCAGGCAGACGAAATGTGACTTTGAGATCGGCGTTTTGTTTGATTTGGCGTGGCAACGTATCGGAAGTCGGGTATTGTGTACAGAAGATGAGTCGGAGCCCAAGAGCGCCGCCGATGCGTGCAACTTCTCCAAGAATATGTTGACATGCGGTAAGCATATCTTTCTGTTCTTTGGTCATGAATTTGTCGGGAGCTAATTGCGCCCCCTCATCAACGATGATGAATAGACGCTTCGTAATCGGCGTATCAACGATGTTGGACCAACCATTTTGGCGGAACTCTCTCATTCGTTGTTCCATGAATGTTTGGACAATGCGCAGTGCTTCGAAGGCTTCGAATGGATTGCTGGACACTTCAATGACTTGCTTGAGGTTTCGATATCGGCCGAATTCTAGACCGCCTTTCATGTCGAGTATAAGAAATTCTACATCTTCTGGGTGATGTTCGATGAGATAGGTCATCATGTTTTTTAGCATTACTGTTTTTCCGAATCTGGTTGTACCGGAGATTGTGCAGTGAGGCGTTTTATCGAAATCATGAAAGCTCCATCCTCATTCATTTAATCCGAGTGGAATGACCCAGCCTTCCTTGGAAGGAACATCCTTATACAGCACTTTTGTAGGCATATCATTGCTAAAGATGTCAACATACAGCCATTTTTTGAACGTCACCTCAACTCGTCTGTCCAATGTAGAAGAAAGTATTTCCTCAATCGGCTCTAACGCTTTTTTCGGCAATCCTAACGGTACACGATAGACGTATCGGACACCATATTCCATTTCTTCTGTCGCAATCAACTTCGGGTAAACAAAGTCTTTTCCTTCTACAGCTCCCACCTTCAAATTTTTGAACACCTTCTGTATAACCATCTCATCGACATTCCGTTTTTTCACTCCGACATACAAAGCAGCTGCTCCACTGAGGACAGGAATCGCAAGAAGTTCGAGCATAAAAAACCACCTCGAAAAAAAGATATAGTATCCCGATTTACGGGAATATTCCCGAAAGCTCGTTCATACGCATGATAATGGGCTTTAGGATGAGCCCCCTTTCCGTCTGCAAGGGAATATGTGCGGGAACATGTCACAAGAACAAAATAGACAACTTGTGTAAGAAGTAGAACAAGCTCGCGCATATTCCCGCTTGCATTCCCACGTTAAGTACAAAAGACACGCTTTCCTTGTCTACCCACCCTTTGTTTTCTGCATAGGCAATTCCGATCAACACAAGCCCACCGCCGATCACTTCGATCATTTTCGCTGCCCCCTCATGTTGTATTTCACAAAATCCTCGTCATCCATCATCTGTCTTGCGTACTCCGCAATCAACGATTTTGGAATCTGAATGTACTCCTCATCCTCTATGTGTCCCAGCTCCTTTCCTATTTGTTCATAAAGCGAATAGTATCCCCTGTACTCTTTGTCGTTCACTTCAAAGCGCTGGATATAGTCAAATAGCTTTTGCTTCTTCTCCTTCGTGTCCGCGCCACGATACAACTCCTTTAAGTAGTCAGAGCTGTGCAAATACGGTGTTTGGTCCAGATACTCGAACTCATTCATCTTCCGGTGCCGCTTCCGATGTTCAGCATAAGCCTGAAAAATGCTTTGAAATACTCCCTCGCCTTCCAACTGATATTCCTCCCCTCATTCCCTTTTTCTCTGAAATCTTGCATAATTGGCTACTTTGAAGGAAATCGGGCATGCTGCGTGGAATTTTGTTTGGTATGGTAAAGAGTATGAGAGATGGTCTATGCATTTGCCTGTCCTTCACAATTTTTTTGTGATTTTTTTTAATCTAAAATTGTGAAAGGGAAACTAATACGTTTGTTGAACGTATATATTTGGTGATGAATTATGCTTAAAAGTAACATTGGGAGGTTGATCGATGAATCTCCGTACAAGAATGAATTCGTAATGAACTACATGGGTATTTCGAGAAACACACTTTCGAATTGGAGAACAGGGAAGGCATTTCCTACACTTGAGAAAGCATTTAAACTTTCTCGATTGCTAGGAGTGACTGTCGAAGACTTATTTGAGTATGTGGAGGAAAAATAATGGAAGGTCAAACAGTAATCAGATGCCCACAATGCGGAGGAAATAAGGTAAAAAGTTCTGGTGTAGCTAAAGCGCTTTTGTGGTTTGCAGTTATCAGCGCTATTACGATTATCGGTATACCATTGGCTATCGTTTTATTTATCGCGTGGGCTTTTGCTCGCTTCGCCCAAAAAGACAATCTAAGAATGGTCTGCATGGAATGCAAACACATGTTTAAGATCAACCGCTCAACATATGAGCAGTACATTCATGCAGTTAAAGAAAACGAGTCGCATTTTAATTAATAATACTTAGCCCCTCTCGAATGAGAAGGGCTTTTGCATTAAAAAACAAAATCATCATTAATTTAGCGAATTATCACAAGGAGGATTAACAGTGTCTAATCTTACATTTAGAGTAACTGGTGTATCATATGGAAATGAAACAGGAAAAGACATACAAAAACTCCTTCACAAAATCGGGCGTGAAATCGCAGAAGAAAAAGGAATTGAACTTTATTCAGGTTTATCAAATTCTGAGATTTTGGAGTATTATGATGAAGTTCCAGAATTTGAAGATGTTGAATTTGGTGAATACATTGTATTCAAAAAAGATCCGAATAATGAGTACGATCCAAATGCAATAAAAGTTTACATTGAGTTGGATGATGAGTTACACCATATCGGCCATGTTCCTAGAAAGTACAATAAAAAAATTGGAAAATTACTTGATTTGGATTTAATTGATGATATCGAAGCTACATTCACCGGTGGGAAAATTAAAAAAGTGGATTACGATTTTGAAAAAGATAAAGATGTTGTTGTTATTAAAGAATTAACGTTGGGTGTAGAAATAACGGTTTATTATAAGGATGAAAAGCAAAGCACGGCGTAAACCGTGCCTTTTCACATGGAATCATCTTTGGCTATGTTCATTGAAAAAGGGATATTTCATGAGCATTTTCTGGAATGGACCTTCATCCTTAATCGGGAGACGGTGTGGGGATTGGTAGTAGCACTTTTGATGCATGATGGTGTTGATGATGTCGAGAAACACCTTTTCGCCCAGCTGAACCGGCTCCGAACAAATGGGACAACGCAATTTGCCGACGATTTTGAACATGGAATCACCTCCTAATATTTCATTCCACGAAAATAAAAAAAGCCCTGCCAAACGGCAGGGACTACACAATAATTGCTGGGTATCCTTTCTTTTTCAACTCCGCCGCAAGCCGTTCCGCGTTTTTTCTGTCAGAAAAAGCCCCGACTTGCACACGGTACAATTTTCCGTCAGACACTTTTTGTTGTGGTTGTGGTTTTGTTTTCTTCTTGAGTCCAAACGCTTTGACAATGCCTTGGACGTGGCCATGGGCGATTTGCAGGAGGAATTGCTCGGATTTGAGCTTTGCCGCGTCAGTTTTGTTGTCGATGAACAGGTTTTCAGTCAAGATGGCTGGCATCTTGGTTTCGCGGAGTACAGCGTAGTTTGCGCGTTTTTTGCCGCGGTCCCGTACTCCGCCAATCGCCTTCATAATCTCTGCATGAATCACGTTTTGATAGGCAACCGTTGCCGCGCTGACTTTGCCGTTGTAGATGTAGCTTTCGAATCCGGTTCCGCCGCCGGCGTTGATATGAACAGAAATGAGTAAATCAGCCTTCAATTTATTTGCAATCGCTGCACGTTCTTCTAACGATAAGTAACGGTCATCGGTACGTGTGTAAAACACTTCTGCACCTTCGTATTCTCCAAGCATACGACCGATGTGCTTCACGATCGCAAGTGTAAGGTCTTTCTCTTTCAAACCGTTAGCCACTGCGCCAGGATCGTGACCACCATGTCCAGCGTCAAGAACGATTTTCATTTCTTATCGCCCTCCTTACTTTTTCCTTTCAACACTTCTACTGCCTGTGTAAGTCGTTCTGGTACCGGTACTCCCATTCTTCCCGCATTTTCAAAAATGCTTAACAGCTCGTTAGCCATATAAAAAACGATAGTCGCATCTCGGAACATATTTTTTGTTCCGAGTGCACTATCGACTTGATGAGCAAGTGCAACCATCACAAAGATCATCACTTTTTTGCCTATCCCTTTAAATCCAACCTTGCTAGACAAAGTGCCTTCTGTGTATCCTGCGGCCATCCCAGTTCCGTAATCAATAATCGCCATCCAAAATAGTGCAACAAGCAATCCAGTTGATTCACCAAATATCAAACCGGTGATGCCACCAAGAATGGCTGCACCGGTTTTAAATGCAACATCTAATCGTTCCATCGAATCACACCTTTCTAGACAATTTTCCCTACAACAACACCTTTGACTACCATCACCCTATCATTCGGTTGGGGTGTATAACTCGCCAAATACGGATATGCCTTTCCGCTTACTTCCGTTTCTCCGTCAAAAATCAAACGAGGGCGACCACTTGTGTAGTTCGGGTCCACCCTCGCGAATTGAATGATTTTCTCTTGTTTCGGATTCATGAATGCAGAAATAAAAAAATCGTGGTCTATCATATCGACACCACCTTGCGAACTTCGTGCTTCATTCGAGCACCTGCTTTAAGTGGCATTGTCCATCCGGTTTCGACGTATTTTCCCTTAATCCCAAGAGGTGAATAGTCAATTTCCAATACATCCATATAGTCATGTAATGGATTGATAGCAGTTTCAAAAGTGAGCTTTCCGTACACTTGTGACGCTTCAAAGGCAATGCGCTGGACATAAGCATCCAAAGATTGCTGATCGGCGATGTCTGTCACTTCCCGATAGTCAACGATCGTGCGACCTCGATTTACGGTACTTGTCGGACTGTTCGGGTTGCTGTTAGTGTACGATGACATCAGTGACTGCTCCGCGTTCGAGCATACGACTACCCATTTGTTCGGCACATTGAAAAGGTCCAATTCCTCTTCCATACCAGCATAAATTATAGATAATTCGTCATCCTTGTATGTGTATTCCGCCGCGCGGATGGAAGGACTACGATATGTCATGCTAGTGAAGTATCCATACACATCGACATGAATTGGCGTATAGTTAATTGCCGTCAGTAAAGCGTTGATTGCTTCCAATTTTTCTTTGCCCGGTTCAAATTCCATATCGACAGGCAATACTTTGTCTGTTTGTTCGATGTTATGTTTTGTTATGCCTGCTGAAGCAAGAATATCAATGACCGCTTGACGATAGTTCGTCCCGGCTCTCACTGTATAGCGAGTGTCAAATTTGTCGTCGCGAAGGATAAGAAGCCCGTCATATGCCTCAACGTCACGGTAAACATTATTATTGGAGTCTTTGCGTGTCGGGCTCGATAAAAGAAAAATACCGAGTGGGAATTCGATATATTGGCCATCTCTCATGCGTAATAAGGCGTATGGTTGAATTCGATCACTTAACCAGTTGATTTCCCCCCGATCTTTCAATCTAAATTTTGCAGTCCGTTTAATTGAATCGAGGGAAGCCATACTGACTTCCCCATCTACAACTGAATCCAATTCTCCGATTTTGTTGTCATTCATATCTAGCAAATCATACCGAAACTTGAAGTGTCGCTGTCCATACTTCCCATGGAGTGCGTCAATAATTTCTTGCCGTGAATACGGATAGTTGGCTAACGACAACATGACTACACTTCCTCCGTGTACGATACTTCTTCAAATGTGAGGCTGACAGTGTTTCCATATGTCTCATCATCGACCGGCAATTGGAATGCATGACAGAACATTTTTCTACCTCTAGCATCACGGTAGCAAAGTGTATTTTTGGAACGAATCAACCTTTCAATAGCTTCTCGATCATCACTATTTTTCAATACGGTTATCTTCACGCTGACAGAACGTTGCTCTGTATCGTCGTATTCAGCGATTGGAAGCCTGCGACCAGCAAACTGCATCATTGCCGCAGTGGGTTGCCAGTTTTCGCTGCGATCACTCACGAGTTTGAATTGGTGTAGTGTTTCTAAAGGATTATCCGCTTCGTGAAGCCATACACCAATGAAAGAGATAGACTCACTTACTACAGGGCTATCCGAATAGGTTCCGTTATCTCCCCAAGCACGGACGAGATATTGATACACTTGCCCGGACGCAGGCGTGTAATCGATAAAAGAAGCATCAGCCGGTATATTCTTTGCAATTCGTGTCCACGTTGATTCGCCTTGTTTTCGGCGATACAGGTCATTGTAAGACACATTCGGTTGTGTACCGGATGGAGTTGGATTGTCTATCGTAATGGTTATTGTTGCTTCTCCTTTTGTAGTTGAAACAATCGGAACAGCTGGTGGCGTGTAGGAAACGTGTATATTGACCGTCACAAAATCAGACCACAAATTGTCAGCGTTTTTAATCGCAAGTTGAATCTTGTAATCTGTGTTATTTTGAAGTGCGTAAAGAATCGTTTGAGCTTTGTTCGTACTGTTTGCTTGAAGTTCCCATAACAAGTTATTGTTTACATCCAATACTTTTACATGATAGGCAGTTTGCCCAACCGAACTCCATTGAACCGTAGGATTTGCGACCGCTACTGTACTTCCGTCTGTCGGACTTGTTATTGTTGGATTCGCTGGCTTGTCCCCTGCAAAGAATGTTTGAATATCACTAAATGGTGAAGATAACCCTTCTTGGTCATATGTTCTCACTTGCCATTCGATTGTTCCTCGAGGGAATGTATTTTCTGGCGCATCCCAATATTGATTCGGTGTGACTTGTGTAACAGTATTCCACGTTTGCGCCCCTTGTAGTCGCCACTGTAAATCAAATTTTGCTTGTGGATCGTTGTTAGCATCGTTGTGTTGCCATGATAGACGGACCGTACTTGCGCGGTCAACAGGTGTCCCTCCTGTTGGTGATAAGTTTGTTGGCACCGTTGGCGCTTGATTGTGCTGTATCGTGAAGACACCGTTCGATTCATCCCACGGGCCGTAGGAATACCCGTCATATGCACGGATTCGGATTTTCGCAAGTGACGTTTCAGGTTCATCGGTAAAATCATACGTGTACGATGTTGCGCCTGGCGATGTTAAAGGAACGATGTCTTTCCAAGTTTGTCCGTTGTCGGTTGTGAGTTGAATGTGGTAACGAAGACTACTTTGTGACTCTTCAGGATCGGTTGCCGCATCCCACGTTATCGTATGCAAACTATTCCACGTTTCCCCGCCGTTTGGACTTGTGACGGTTGGGGCGGTTGGTGGTACGTTGTAAGTGATTTGTATATAAGGTTTATTGCTTCCTGCCGGCGAAACAGCATCTAATTTTCCTTGGTATCCATCCCTAGATAGAGTCATTTGTATACCGTAGAATGTACCTTTGTCAGTATACCTTTTTAGAACATTGCTTATTTCTATGGTACGCCATCCAGATGAAGAACTAGTCGACCATCTCTGCGTTGCCGAGTAGCTACTATCAACAGAACTATATGGAACATTGTGCAATGCCGATACACTCAATCCCACTTGTGTACTTGCAGAGCCACCACTCCCGCCTTGTGGGTTGCCATCTATGTTCGTCACATATACATATAAGAGAGCAGATGTTATTACCGCATTTTGCGGAATTGATGTTATATCAAACCCCAATTGATGATAAAAGCTATAACTTAAATAAACACCACTTTGAAAAGTCATGGTCGTTTCTGACGGGTTGACGTATGTGTATCTTTCCCCGCCGCCGGATGTTTGGTCATTAATTTTTACCCATTTGTTGTGATAAAACGTTGTTGTCGGGTCAATTTCAATTGGGTATGTTAGCCCCGTCACATCGGCCACTAAATCAATAAATGTTTTATCACCTTCACGCCGTATAGTTTGCGAAACATCACGACGTTCCCCATTCGCATCCTGCAACCATGCAGGTTGGAGCTTCAAATTCCCTGCGGTTAAATCATCCTCTAACGGACCATCCACCTCAAATGAAAAAGAAAAAGGCGCACGGTCACTTTTCAAAATGATTGTCTCTTTCACACCGTTTGGCATGACTTCGAGACAAACATCTGTGTCGTTCCATGCGTCCTGATAGTGTACACAATTCTTTTTGTCTTTTTCGATATACCCTTTTGATGGACTTGCTCCTACAGGGATAAAACGCAATCTATGTTGTCCTTTTCCAATTGTGTACCCTCTTTTAAAGTTTTTAGGAATGCGACAATCAAACGGAACTTTCAATCCTTGATGGTCCAATGTATCCCGGTCAAGGATATTTTTCTTTTTCATATTTGAACACGCTGTTTTCATAATACGGAACTCTTCAGCGCCTTCTTTAGCAACAGGGAAATCCACTTGGTCCAAGTCTGCTTCATCATACAAATCCGTGTTAATGTTGTGCCAGTTGCCGTTTTCATCTTGGTAATGAACATCAGTGGTGTAAATTTCAGTAGTATATGAACCATCAAAATTAATCCACGTTTTGCTATTACGAGTGCGCTTGTTAAGCAATTCCCCTACTCGGAAATTTTGAGTTGGCATAAATACACCTCCCTCCTTACGCCTGTCTGACTTTCATTCCTAGACGATTGAAAAAGTCGTTCACTGTTCGAATTTGTTCAAGGTCACTTATTGGAATAGTGACGTTGATATTGACGTTCCCGTATTTAGCGATGTTGTTTGTTTGCATCGTTCCGTATCCCGATGCTCCAGCCGCTAGTTTATGAGCAGATGGAACCGTCGCCTGCGCCATTCGATTGGTTGTTGCAATGACGGCGTTGATGTTTTTCTCGATACCTTCTGCAAGACCAATCGGAATCCACTTTCCAATCTCCATCATCACCCGAGAAGGAGAATGGATATCGAGCGCTGATTGTATCGTTGCTCTGACTGTATCTGCGATTTCTTGTGCCTTTTGTCGCAGAGGCCCCATCATTGAATTCAGTCCATCGATGAGACCTTGCATCGAGTTTTTACCGATGTCCTTCATACTTGCTGACATGAGATTGAGTTCTGTCTTTGTTCCCTCTGTGATTTCCCGTATTTTTGTTAACCATTCTTTTTTGTGCTGTTCAAGTTCGGCGTTAGCTTGTGCGCGCAAATAGACGATTTTGTCATTATATTCTTTGTTCAATTGCTCCAGTTCCGCATTTGCTTGGGCGCGCAACTCGGTGAGTTTGTTAATGTAGTCTGCTTTCACTTTTTCTAATTCCGTATTTGCCGTTAGTCGCAACTGCTGAATTTTCGTTTGTGTCTCTAGCCTCATTCCTTCGAGCTCACTGACCGCCTGCGCTTTTGCCAATGCATTTTTCTCACGCCACAATTGAACGTACTGATTCAGTTCTTCATCAGAAAGAGAGTTCAACGCAGCAATCTCATCGACCGCTTTCGGACCCATGTCGCGGAGTTCTTCGAGTAGTCCTTGATCAATGCCCCTTGCTGCAAGAGAGGCAATATTGTTTTGCCAGTCACGAAAAGCAGAAACCTGATCAGAAAGGTTTTTGAGCAATCCTTGACCGGTTACGTCATTTTTGCGTTTGAACTCATCGAACAGCCCTGCAAAGTTATACAGCGATTTCGTGCGGTCTTCGACGGCTTTTTGATATTCCTCTGTCAGCTTTCGTTCTTCTTCCGCAAGACGATCATTGATTTCTTTGACTTTCGCTTCATATTCTTCTCTCGCTTTGATTTCGTCTTGAAGCAGTCGGTCGCTGATTTCCTTTACTCTTGCCTCATACTCCTCTTTTGCTTTCAATTCGTCTTGATATAATCTCTCGTTGACCTCTTTAACTTTGTTGGCATACTCGTTGTTGAGACTTGTGAGCTCATCGTAAATTTGCTTTTTCAAACGATAAATATTTTCTTCTGCCTCCGCGCGTTTTTGGCTACCCTTCGCCCACCGTGAAGCGACTTGTTCCCACATCTTCAACTCTTCAATCAAAGATAGTTGATTATATTTCTTTCTCTCTTCTATATACTTTTTCTCGTTTTCGAAAATTTCTTGGTCGACTTTCCGTTTGGCATCACGCAATTTAAGAGAAACTTGTTTTCGTTCCTCTGCGTTTAATTTGAAGTTTTTTAGCACATAGTCCCATATCGCAACTTCATCTTTTGCTTGTATATTTTCTAGTTCATACTGTTTAGAAAGCCAATCCTCAACTGCCTTCACACGTTCGGCAGTGCCAAGTCTGGCGATTCTCCCCATTTCTTTTCGTTGCCATTCGGAAATTTGGATTGGCTTACGGAAATTCGGAACAAGTGCATCTGACATTTTTTCAGCCGCTTTTCTTAGATTACCGCTTTCGCTCTCAATGCCGACAACCAAACCTTGGACGACGTATTTTCCAATTTCCATCATGACGCGGGAAGGAGAATGGATGTCGAGTACATTTCGGATTGTTTTCGTGACGGAATTAGCTATGTCTCTCACTTTTTCGACAACAGCTGAAGCCATCGAGGAAATGCCTCGTGCTAACCCTTGTATGATGTTTTTACCAATGGAGTAAAGATCAATCCCCCTCAAAAAGCTCACAGCACTATTCCACATGCTTGTGATTGTGGACTTAATGCCGCTCATGATGGACGAGACAGCATTTCTCATCGCAGAAAATGCGTTGCTAACCGCCGATTTTGCAGTATTAACCGCGCTGGAAATGGCTGATTTAATTCCATTCCAGATGGATGATGCTAGCGATCGAACGCCGTTAAAAACAGATGATGTTGTAGACTGTATGTTCGACCATGCGGCACTAACAAATCCTTTTATCGCGGAAACTGCGCCGGAAAATACTTGCTTAATCCCGTTCCAGATTGAAGACAAGGCGTTTTTTAGGTTATTGAAGATGGCTCTTGCATCGTTTGAAAGATTCTTAAAATCGCCGGTTACAAGGTCAATAATGAGAAGAACGGCACCGAGGAAGATGTTTTTAATCGCCTGCCAGACACCGCTAAAGAATTGTTTTAATCCGTTAAAAATTTGCTGTAAGCCGTCTTTCATGCCGTTAAATAAGTTTTTGATGCCATTAATAAAAGGCGTGATGATCGCCATCACACCTGTTTTAATCGCATTCCACACGTTGACTGTTGTCTGTTTGATACTATCCCACGTAGACGATGTGAAGCTTTTAATATTGTTCCATGCGTTGTTAAAGAATTGTTTAATACTTTCGAGTGTTTGGCTAAACCAGTCCTTAATCGCGCCCCATATTTCGATTGCTTTCGCTTTGATTGTGTCCCAATTTTTATATATAGCAACACCAGCAGCTACCAATCCGGCGATTGCTGCTATAGCAATAGCAATAGGTCCTGCTATCGCCCCTATACTAACTCCCATCGCGCCAGCAGCCATGGCTATAGCAGTAATAATTGGAGCTAATGCCATCATAGCTCCCATGATAATTCCGATTGCCGAAGCAACCGCTGTAATGGTTGCTGCTAATGTTGGATTTTCCGATACCCACTCGGCAACTTTAGAGACCACATTAGCGATAGTATCTAACAGTGGCTCGGAAGCAGTTTTTAGGTCTTGAAACGCTTTTTGTAGTTTAACGGCAGGGGATTCATCTAGTTGGGAAATCGTTTGGTTTAGCTGTTCTTGGTTGTTTTTTGCATCGCCTAGGTGCTTGTTCATGTTTAGAATGGTTTCGGCGATGTTTTCGCCTTGGTCTTCCCACATGGTGCCGAATATTTTCACGCCAAGGGCATTTCGTGTTGTTTCGTCTTTAACATTCATCAGCGCTTTGACAACCTGTTGCATCGCTTGTCGTCCTTTTTCGCCACCGGCCGCAACAGCTTGTCCCCATGCCTGCAATTGTTTCGCAGAAATACCGGTTCCTTGTAGCAATTCTTTAGTCGATTTATCAACCTCTTGACCGAACTCCGCGAGACGGATTCGGCCCTCCTTGAGACCATCTAAGAGATTGTCGATGTTCCAAGTTCCAGTATCGATACCTGCAGCAAAAATCGCTTGTATCTCGCGGGCATCAAATCCAGCGCGTTGCAGTTGTTGACCATACTCAGCGATGATATCCAACTGCTCAGGTGGGAATCCGACTTTTAGCAACGAATTGATAAGAGCCAATGCGTTCTTGTTTGAAATGTTCAGCTCGGATGCAACTTCGTGCGTTTCTTGAATCAATTCAGTAAAGTCGATGCCGCTGTATGCTGTCGCAATCGCCGCCGCGCCTTTTACAATTGCGGTGTTTGCTTCGTCACTGGCGTTTTTGTTCAACGCCCATTGTCTGCGAACACCTTCGAGCGCCGCCTCTGCGTCAATTCCATACGCTTCGATTGTCCGAATCGCGTCTTTTACTGCTGCTTTTGATGATTCCGGGACATCAAATGTAACATCAATTTTTGTTTTTAAAGTAGATACATCGAGTGCTTTTTCAATAGCTCCTGCAATCCCACCGCCAGCAACAATAGCACCAGCGACGTTTTCTAATTCAACACCAAGGTCACCGACTGATTTTTCAGCTGCTTTTGCTTCTTTTGACAACTGCTCAAGTTCTTTTTTGATATTTTTAATCGAATTTCCGTCATCAACAGAAGCAAGAGCTTGCTTCATTTTATCTATGTCAACGTTAGTTCCAAGTGCCGCTTGTCCGATTTTTTTGATCGCTTCATCCAACTGTTTTGATGAAGCTGTGCCGTTTTTGATTGCGTTAGTTAATTTTGTCCCTAGCGCATCGGCAAAGTCGTCGACGCTTTTTCCTGTTGCTTCAAATAACGTTTGTAGCTGTCTTGTGGAGCTAGCAATCTTTTGTTGTTCTTGTTCCGTTTCTCGCAAGCTATCTTGGAGTCGTTGCAATTCTTGCTGCGTTTTTACAATCTCACGCTGAAATGCTCGATACTGTCCTTCCGAAATCTCACCTCGTACAAATTGATCGGCGACTTGTTGTTGAACGGATTTCAAACGATTTAATTTTTCGCTTGTGTTTTCGATTTGTTTTGCAAGTAGTTGTTGCTTTTGGGCAAGTAAGACGGTGTTTGCTGGATCAAATTTTAAAAGGCGATCCACTTGGCGTAGTTCGTCTTGAATCGCCTTGCTTTTCTTATTTACATCGTCGAGCGCTTTTCCTAGCTTTGTAGTGTCCGCTCCGATGACGACGTTGATCCCGCGTACACTCTCGGCCATATTCTCACCACCTTTACGCAAAGAAGGCGTCTATATCCGCCTGTGTCGCCATTCTACGGCGCTGTTTTCGTTTTCCGGTTTCCATGTCCACGTAGATGTTGACGTATTTTAGCAAGTCGTTGACTGTCAGTTCGTTTATCTCATCAAAAGAAAGGCCGGCGCGTTTCCCGATCACAAGCAACTCTAAATCGGGACGCTCCGGCGGTTCGATGTCAGTTGGTTGGCTTAACTCGTCCTGCGCCTCGACGAAAAAAGCCCTCCATAGCTTCGTTCATAATCGCAGTCAAGGTATCGGCATCTGAAAAATCCACGTATTCAAATTGATCGAGCCATGCCTCAAAATTCGGAAATGCTTTACCCTTCCCCTCCGCCGCTTTGTTCATCGCCCACGCAATCTGCAAGAGAGCAACCGAATCCAGCGCCGATGGGTCATCTGCAATCGCCTGCATTTTCAACAGGTCACCAATCAAGTCAGATTTGAATTCCTGCCGATAAAACAATAGGGCCAAAGGCGTCGCCTTTAGCCCGATTTCTTTCTCACCGATTTTAATGGTTCTCATGATTAGTTACCTCCTGTTCCGCTAAAAGTCGGTAGATAAACAGACTCAAAGAAAGAGTTATATGCAGTTGCGTTCGTATCATTCAGCTCCATAACACCGCGAACGATGTTTTTGCCGTTCACTTCGATTGGAAGGATACGAATATTCAATGTTTCTGTCGCTGGTTCAACCGATTCCGCACGTGTGCCGTGCTCTTTGGATGGACGGCTTGCTTTGCAGCGATAGTAGGCAAAGCGACGGTTTTTCTTATCACCTAGCACTTGCCCAAGTAACGCGAATTCCTTCGGTTCTCCATCCGTTGTTTCAACCAACATGCCATTCGCGTCGATTTCCCAGCCAAGCAATGCCGCAAGAACTTCATCCGGGATGTTTGCCATTTCAAGCTCGGCGTTGTAGCCGTTGTTTGATGTATACGTCCAATACGGTCCGTTGTCGGCGTAAAATGTCGTTTCTTCCCCTTGTGGTTCCGGCGAAAATCTGACTGCGCCTGGAATAGGGATTGGCGTGTCCCAAGTTGGTGTCGGTGTTGTTGTATTTAAATAAGCAATATGAACTTTTTCAAGACCAAACGTTACTTTGTTTTGGCTCATATTCTTCAACCTCCTAGAATTTGAATTTCATAGAGAATTTGAAACATCTTTTCTTCATCGAGATATGTCTCAAATTTCCGATATGGCAGACCTAACTCTTTGAGCTTGTCCTGTACTTTTTGCTCGGCAGCTAAATCCTTTTTCGCCGTGTATAGCTCGACTTGGAAGTTTTCGATAGGTACATAGTTGATATTGTCGGCAATCAAGTCAGAGTTGTAAGCGAATTGATACGTAATAAACGGCGGCGTAACTGGATTTGTGAATGAACCATACGCTACGGGAAAGCCAATGCTTTTCAACGCTTGATATAGCTCTGCCTGCGTCATCTTAACCACCGTTTTCGATTACTCTTTTTAACTCGTTCGGCAAGTCTGCCGCATATTTTTCATATGCTGGCCGCAAATGCGGATAGGCAGGGACACGTCCACCGTTGACCTTTGCATGTCCAAATTCCAGCAAATGAACGCGACGGTAGTGTTTTTTGTTCCATACGATGCGTTTGGTTGTGCCGTATCCATCCTCTTTTGTGATGCCAAAGCCATTCGCATATTCGCCCGTTCGTTTCGGAGCGAGTGCTTTGGTTTCTTGTAATACTTTCCGTGCAGTCTTGTCTATTGTTTTCCGAACACCTTCGGCCACGTCGTCTGTGTATTCTTTGACCGCTTGCACCAACTCATCGGCTAGACGGTCGATCGGGATGTTGACCATAGGCTACACCACCATTCAAACTTGCTTTTTAGTTCATCAAGAGGAGTTTCATTTAGATATTCTTCTGAGTAGTACATGTATCTGTCGTCACCCATCGAAACAAGGTATTTGAATTCCTTTCCTTTACACTTATAAGGCGAATACAGTTTTACCGCCCCGATTTGTTTTAGCCACTCCATCTTCTCCTTATCCATCCGCCGCCACCCTTTCGCATGTAAGCTCAATTTCTTCAAAATCAGTAGAATAGGTCCGAATCACGTTATATCTAACACCTTCGAATTCGACTTGCTGTTCACCGTTATACTCATATCCATGCATCACAAACACGATCGACGGTCGTAATCCTGCTGTTGCAGCGCTGTAGAATTCATTTCTGCCAACTGATTTCACATTGCACAAGACAGCTTTTCTTGTTTCTTGTGCGATTTGATTGCCAATCTCATCCTCAATGAATTCTTGCGCGATTAAAACAAGCTCGTGGTCATAGGTCATTTAATCCTCACCTATTTTTCGTATTTCCCTTGCACTCCTCTAAGGCTTCTTTCGTACTGTCTAGATCGCGTAGAATGCAAAGCATCGCGTAAATGCCTTAAAGTATCCTCATTTTCCTGGCACTTAAATTCACTGTTTTGGAAATGTTCTAATTGGTCAATGCAAATGAGTAATAAATCCTCTATGAATATTCCATTTAATCCTTCTTCTTGCACAGGGCCTTTCTGAAATTTGATAACTGCAGCAATAGTGCCCGTCGCCTTATGCTCAATTTCGTAGCTCGTTGGGGAATTGAATTCTATTTTTCCTCTATGGATTCTAGTGTGCAAAGTCTCCATTTTTACACGCTCCTTTGTTTTAGACTGTATTTCCTGCGTGAATCATCAAATTGTGCAGACGATATTGCAAATGACGCGGCATCGCTCCATCACTGTCACGACTTTGATAGCGCCACGTAGCGTAATCAACGACAAACATCAAATGATAAGGGTTAGCTAAATCGATAGCTAACCCTTTTTCTTCATCAAGTTCTGTTACCACTGCATTTGCAATGGAAGTTATATAAGTGTCACGAACGTTTGAGCGAATGCCTAAGCGCTCTTTTACTAAATCAACAACAGTTGCTAAATCCATTATTCATCGCCTTCTTCCACTTCGGCAATTAACGGCTCGCCACGGCGGTTTTTATCAGTCATAAGCTCCTCAACGCGTTCTTTTTTGGGTTTTCCTTTTCTTGGGTATTTGTCACCCACACGGTAAATGTGATTTTCATCTTGCAAGTCCGTGAAGTCTTTAATGACTACATATCTTTTCATTTTCATCCATCCTTTCTAGTGATGGATTAAGCACCTGCTGGAGCTTCATCTTGCAATGTTACAAGAACGAATGCTTGTGGCATTACTGGTTTTCCGTCGTAACGACCTACGCCACGTACTGCAGTTTGATCTTCACGGAATTTATAGTGACCTGACATATCAATTCGTGTGTTTTCACGTTCTACAAGCGTGTATTTATCAAGCACACCAAAAAGGATTGCGTCTTTTGGCATATAGTTGTTAAATACCACACGCAATCCTAAAAAGTTTGGTTGTGCTAAATTTGGTAACATTACAACATCTTTACCTTCTGCATTCACATGCAGTGATAGAGTAGCAAGCTTGGCGTAATAGGTTTGACGATGTACAATTGCGACGATTTCGCCGCTAGCATCTTCCCCTGTATCGATTAATCCAAGTAACGGAATTAACTCTTCATATTTAGGAGCTGCAGTTACTTGGTTTTCTTGAGGAAGCTTTGGAATAATTCCTTCCGGTTGTTTTTGTGCCGCGCCTTCCCCTTTTAAGATTGCTTTATCCAAAGCTTTTGCAATCGAACGAGCAATACGTTTTGTTAAGTAGTCATCAAGATTGATAATGCTATCTTCAAGCAATGAGTTGTCGATATAAACCACACGGCCGACTTTGAATCCATCGAATTCAACCGCTGTTAATGCCGAATCATCACTTTCCGGAAGCGCTCCGCGTTGATCTAACCATGTTGCTTCTCCAGTATCAACATCAAGAATTAACTTGACGCGACCACCGGCTGTGATTTTATCCACTAAAGGGTAAAGCGTTGTATAGTCCCCAATGCGGTCACGGATTCGGTTAACAACTTTATCTGGAATAACAAGTTCCGCTCCTGCTTCTCCAGGCGGTAAAACTTGTCCATTTGCACGCATTTTTAAACGCGAACGTAATTCGCTGTAGAATTCTTCGACTTCACGTGTGAAATATTCTTGTTGATTTACTCGTTTTTGGTGTTTTGGCATGGCCTCTTTTCCCCTTTCGTTATTCTTTGGCTCTTTGCTGTTGAGTTGTTCAAGTTCGCCCTCCAACTCAGCAATCTCGCCTTCAAGTTTGGATTTTTTCTCGTTGAGCTCTTTTTGCTCTTCTTCAAGCTTTTCGACTTCTTCCTCTACAGTTGCAACTTCCTCTTCCGTTTGTGCTTCTTCAATAGCCTTCTCGAGTTCTTCTGATCTTGTTTTCAATTCATTTTCTTTTTCCAGCAATTCATTCAACAACGCTTTGCGCTGCTCAATTTTCTTTGCGATCATTAGCTGTTTTAAAGCCATTTCTTACCCTCTCCTTCAATTTCATTTTTCGTTGTTCCAACTGCCGTTTCTTATGCTGCTCGTATTCTTGCATCCTTGCCTGTACGCTAGTAGCTTCATAGGCAGGAAATGTCACAACACTAACTTCGTGTAAGTCGATTTTCTTCAAAGTCCATTTAACTGTTCCATCTTCTCGAAACTCTACTTCCTCCTCGAGGATATTGAACCCAATGCTACATTGGTCAACATCACCTCTTTTTACTCGTTCGTATAAGTTAACTGCATCGGTATCGTTTGGATTGATTTTTATACGGCCCCAAAGCCCTCTGCTATCTGCTTTCAGTTCAAGGGTTCCTGCTTTATTTCTGCCTAAAACCAGAGCAGTGTCGTGGTTGATTAATGCTCGAATATCGTTACTCAGCGTTTCATTGAATGCGCCTGGGGCGATTTCTTCGTATGCGCCTGGCCACAACTCCGTTTCGCTGTTATAAACCGCAAAATAACCTTCAATATACATTTCATTGTCTTGTTCCGCTCGTGCTGTTTTGATATTCGTTTGCAAACTTCTAGTCTGTTTGACCGTCCGCTCCACCGTTCTCACCACCTTTCAATTTGTTTTGATCGCCAATCTTATCGAGAGGAATATAGTTTTCTAGGATGACTAGCTCGCTCAAACCTTCTTTTGGCGACAATCCAAGCCAATCCCTTACTTCGTTACCTTCCATAAGCCCACGCACATACATGCTGGAACCAACTTCGGCAAGTTCTTTTAGGTCGTATGCATACAAGCTTCGTGGATTGAATTTGAAATACAAATCAGGGCTAATAAGCAGTTTACGCGTCAGCTCCTGTTCAATCCCTTTTGCGATCGGCAAGATGGTAGAATTGATAAAATTGTTGTATTCGTCCTTGTTGTACACGCCGACACCCAACAAAAAAGCCGGCACTCCAAAAATGCCAGCTACTGTCCGCTTATCTAATTCAACTGTTTCATGGATCGCCAAATCTTTAAGTGACAATGGCTTTACCTGCTCCACATCAAGAAGTTCAGCCGGAATAATCCACGGCTGACCAGCTTCTGATGCTTCGAGATATTTTTTAAATACCGCGTTCCTACCTTCCTCGCTGGAAAGCTCTGCGGTTGCCGCGTCCACTTTCACAATGAGTGAAGGCATATATTTACCACTCATGAAGCTTTTCTTCGTTGTTGTTGCTTGTTTCAAGTTATTTACGATGTCCTTTAGTACTACCCTATAACCTCTACCCATATATGGCTTTTCTGGGTCTGGGTTCACAATAAAGTGCAGCACCTCGTCATAATTGTACGTTTTTCCTTGATACCAAATTTGATAACCATTATCTGTATCCATGAAACTTACCTTAGACGGAGCCAAAGGAATAAGTTCATCAATCAACCCGCTTGTCGTGTATTTTGGGAAAACGACGCTATTTCCCTCACCATCGAGTAGCATGGTGTAAACAATATTGTACATCCACGCTTTCCTTGTCATTAGGCTATATGGATTGATGTCTATTTTCCTCGACAGCTCATTTTTAATCCTAATATCGCCGTTATCCGTATTCTGCATCAAGTGTATGGTCATAGACGATATGAGTTCAGCAATTTTATGCACGGCCATCCTTACTTCCGGGTTATCGGACAACCTAGTGTATCCAGGGATAGCAAGCGTATCATATGCTTCTTGTGTCAGAAACCAGCTTATTGCATTCGTTGGTTCTGAACGTGTTTTGCGCCGAAAAAAATTAAACAATCCCAATTTCTATGCACCTCCTTTCAGCCATTTAGCCATTTCGTTGCCGTCGCAGCTTTCTCCATATTTTCAAGCATTCGAATGGCCGCGAATACAGTTGCATCAAAAATATCAATGCGAAGCTTGTCCTCAATTTTCTCATATTGCACCATGTCATCGGTCTTCTCGATAGCATGAACGTTTTGCACGCAGTATTCAAACGCTTGTGAATGGAGATAATAAAACTTCCCATCTTTCACTTGCTTCTCAATTCTGCGGAAGCCCTCCGATTTTTTGTAATAATACTGCGGCTGGTCAACAATATTGAATCGTTTCCGCTTCATTTCCATAAAGAATTCCCGGCCAAACTTACGGTCGAAACCGACTTGTTTAATGCGGAACCCTTTCGCCCGCATATTTTCAAACCACTTGACGATATCTGAAAAGTTTACGGTAGGCGTATTTGTCATAGTAAGCCATCCGTCGTCCTTCCATCCGAACAACGGAATATTGTCCTCCTCGGCCTTTCTCGTCGCAACTACGATCGGGAACCACGCATGAGTGATTGCTATATCGACGCCGTTGTAGTTTCCGTAAAGCGCCGCTGCGGTCAAGTCGTGCAATTTAGAAAGGTCCGCACCGCCAAACCAGTCGATGTTGAGCTTCGCAAGCTGTTCAATTGTCCAGTCATATTTCCGGTCAGACTTCTTAAACTCATCGATGTTGAAATATGCCTTCATCGGCGACGTATAGATGTTCAATGACTTCGCCAAGAAGTCTTTCCGCTGCTGTGGGTCATTTTGCGCCTGGAGCGCATCGTTCATCATGTCGTCCGGACGAATCGTCACTCCATAATTCGGGTTAGCCTTCTCATGTTCAATAGGGTTCGTGTAATCCACTTCGCCGTTCTCATCTTCGTCCGCCTTGCAAATGAAAACGAAATAGGCTTCATCTGTTACAGTTTCATCAAGAATCTTTTTGCAGTATTGCAAGCGTTGATAACAGAACGACGTCATGTCATCACCGGCCGTTGTAATCCCAATCATGAGTTTGTTCGTGTACGCCTTCATTGCCTCTTTAATAATGTTGTATTGTTTCGGCGTCTTATAAGCGTGGATTTCATCAGCGATGCCAATGTTACAGTTAAGCGAATCCTGTTTATCCGGGTTCGCCGCTAACGCTCGAATATAAATCGAACCATCGCCAACCTCACCGCTGATGCTGTGTTCTTGGTTATTATTGAGAATGCGAAAGTTTTGTTCCTCACCCATCTGCCGCAAATTGAACAAAATGAATTCAAACGACTGCAACGATTGCTGCAATGCCGCGCTTGTAATGTAAATTTTTGAGCCGGATTGACGTTCCAAAAGCGCAAGCGCCCAAGCTAACGCAGCAATAAACGATGTTTTCCCATTTTTGCGTGGGATATAAATAAACGCTTCCTTGAAGCGCCTAATTTGCGTGCCTTTGTGATAAAACCCCAGTAAGTTATAAACGATAAACTTCTGCCAATCCTGTAATAAGAACGGTTTACCAAGCAACGGTGTGCCGTCTAGCATTTCGCCTTGTTTATGGACGAATGTTTTTTCGATGATTTGAATAACAAACTCAGCTTCCTTCGGGTTGAAATCATATTTTGGATTATCCAAGTCTTTAAAAAATCGTTTGGCCGCCTGGATCAGCTCGCGACAGGCCACCTTACGACCTTCGACTATGCTTTTGGCGTACTCCATCACCGCATCATAGTTTTTAAACTTCTTTTTCATGACAACTCACTCAAAACTTGGGCAAGTTTTGACTTGTTTTGCTGTTCAATTGTGATGGACTCTAACGCCTTCGGATTCAAGCATAGTCGGTCAGAATACGTAGCGATATCCTTTCGCAAACTTTCCATTGCAGTGTAAAGGGGTGTCTTTCGTTCATTCGTTGCTCCGGCTTTATTTGTGTAAAGCTCCGTGATCTTGTACCCACTCTCAGCAAATTGTTCCTCGAACACATAATACTGATGGAGCATCCCGGCGAAAATCTCGATCATGCGGTCATATTCCTTCTTGTACGTGCCGAGCGATTTCATCTGTCGTTTAATCTCTGAAATGAACGCTTTTTTCGTTTTGGCCACGTTATCACCCCTTTCTGAAAAAAATCCGCGCTATTGGAAATGCCTGCCCCCTGGCCGGTCCCCTGTCGGCTGCCCACAAACAGAAAGGAGGGGGGAGTTATTTCAGTTTCCGTTCCAATCGTTCCACCCACTCCAATCCTTTTTCCGTCAACTCGTTCGTCATCTTATTGTGCATCTGTTCATGACATGTGAAGCAAAGGCTAATCAAATTATCGCTGTTCAGTTTCAGGTCCGTCCTTTGCTCAAACGGTATAATGTGATGTACTATCTTCGCTGGCGTTGTCTTTCCGTATCGCTTGCACTCTTGACAAAGGTATTCATCACGTCGAAGTATCGCTTCACGTTTCTTTTTCCATTGCTTTGTTTTATAGAAGTTCATGCTATCAACTCCAAATAAAAAAGCACCCCGAAGGATGCTTGAATAAATTATAAACGTTCAATTTCTCTCTCAATCTTATCGCAAATTATTTGTATTTTTTCGCTTACCCACAAAGGTAAAGTACCATCTTCTTGTCTTATCGTTGCTAAAGCTTCTACATAAGCAATTAAATAATCTAATTTAGTTTTCTCAGCCATTTTTATCCCTCCTTTCGTCTACTCACTTCGACAAAAGGAGACATTTTCCTGCTGCTTTTTACCTAAATCAATCGGATACTTTACCGTTTCTTTTAAGCTCTACAGTTTTATCTACACTTTTAATTTCCAAGCACTTTTCGCAATAAAATATCACGGTCATTTCTAAAACCGTTGCGTCTACATAAGGAAATCTTTCCATGTCCAAATGTAAAGGTTTATACTTGTGTTTGCACATTTGTTTTCCCTCCAAATAAAAAAGCGCCGCTACTGGCGCTTGTTAGTATAAAAACCAAGAGTTATCATCCATCGGCTTAATATACTTTTCGTAAAATTTTTTTAACATCTTGTTATTCTCGACTAACATGTCTAAATCAGCTGAACGCCAACTTGTGTACTCGTGTATGCTTATTTGTTGTAAATAAGAATAAACAGCATTTGTATTATCAATGGTCTCAATAAGTTTTTTCATTTCACTTTTAAGCGAAGGGTGCTTTTCCGGTCTATGCTCTACATGAGTTTTTCTTAAACTCTCTTGTTTTGGCATATCATCGAGTTTTCCGTGGGCAAATTGATTTCTCCAATCAACAATAGATTTTAATTTTTGATAAATATGAGTGCCTTTAAATTTTGGTTGTTTTAATATTGCCGAGGCTATCTCAAGTTTTTGAAGTGAATTCATTCTTTCAATAGAATCGACAATAGATTCATCAATGTTAAATACCAAAAATTTATTAACTTGATCTTCTAAATAAATTGCGCACATTAACATTATTAATTGACATAGATGCTTTGAACGCGCAGCCAACGACATACCATGTGTGTTTATAAAGAACTCGTTCAAATCATCATCCTCATCTATAGGCAACCTCCAATTAATCAGCCTATCTTCTTCAGAAAGTTTATCTTCCTTAAATAACTTCCATTTCCCTAAATAGTAAAATAATTCCTCTACTAATTGATTTGCGATCAGAATACTACCATTACTTCGCCACCATGGTCCGTTATATGACTCGTTCTCCACTAAAACCACTCCCTCCGCCTACACAATACAACAAAAGGAGGGATCTTCCTACATCATTTTCTCGTCAAATCTCGACATTATTTACGTCTAATCGCCCCACGCACTCTTTTGTACGTCGGACGATTCACTCCCATCAAGTCGATCAATTCTCGATGACTCAATTTCTCTTTTCGTTTTTTCTTCCGTTTTTTCATGTTCATCACTCCAAAATAAAAACGCCACCCTCGCGACCGAGCTAACCTCGATCCCTAGAGAGTGACGCCCTGCTTCAATATATCTCACGCTATCATCATATCATGTCTGACACAAAATAATCTGCCTTCTTTCTGCCAAAAATCTGCCGTTTTTCTGCCATTTTTGAATTATTGCTTTTTGTTTCATTACTTGCATAAAAAATAGAAAGGAGATCAAACGCTCTTAAGCTGATTCAGTGTGTTACAGTTGAGTGACAGAACTACATTTGAGTTGTATGATTTCTTTTATGTTCAATAAGTTTTAAATAATGAAAATGTACAGCGCTTTTAACATCATCAATATACTCATACTTTTTACGATAATTATTATTAAACATCAGCCCTAGCTTGTATTTAAACTCATTCCATCTAGATGTATCCAAGTTCTTGTATTCATAGATAAATTTGCGCAAAACGTTCCCCATATCACCATGTAAAAGAATTTTTATGTTTTCAGAAATAATATATACACCTTTATCTGTTTTTTTATAATCAAATCCAATTTGTTTGAGCTCTATTATTGCTTGTTTTAACTGAACATCTTCATCATAGACATAGACCTTATTAACAAACACTCTATCAAGACCTATAATCTTAGATAAGAAAAACCTATGGTTTCCCTCACCACAAATATAATACTTATCTTCGTGTCTCTTATAGGCAAGATATAATTTCTTCCTATCTGTATCCCTAAAACGATTGTCTTCATAATATCTAGAATTCAATAAATAACCGTAAATAACATCATTAAAACGTTTTAAGTTCTCCAAAACACTGTTCAAATATTGGTCTTTGTAATCCGGGTGATTAGTTCCAACAATTTTTGAAGGTGGCACATATTGATTTTCTATTGTTTCTACTTCAATTTCCCAATCTTCAACATGAAACTCTCCAATATATTCCTTTTCAATTTCTTCTAATCTTTCACTAGTTACTAAATTAAACTTAAGCAATTTTTCAACATTAGACTCAGTATTAATTATTTGGTTCCATATCTCTGCATTCTTTTTAATTTTTTCTTGATCAATCACTAAAACTTTCCTCCTCTAGGACTTTTTATGATTTCTTCTTCCCTGATATGAAATACTATCTTTGCTTTAGCATTTGCCCATTTACTAGTTCATCAAATTACCCATATCTTATATTTTGTGTAATTGGGTAATTCGCCAAATCCGTTGATATTCCTGCATTCACCCAATATGCAAAAATGAATTACACACTCAATTTTTTATGTGTAATTTCATAAAGAGCAAAAAGAAAAAGTGCTCACTTCTTCTAAAAAATGAGCACTTCAAATCTTGAATTTCGTCATGGCTCGGTCCATCGAATCCTGGTTGACACCAATATACTTTAATGTAATCGCCGGCGATGAATGGTTAAAGATTTCTTGCAGCATTGCCACGTCTTTGGTCTGCTGATAAAAATGATAGCCGAATGTTTTGCGAAGTGTATGCGTTCCGATTTCATCCAAATGAAAGCGTTCGGCTGTCTTCCGCAATATTTTGTATGCCATGCTCCGGCCGATGGGCTTGTTACGTCCGTTGCGACTTTTGATTAGATATTCATCGTCACTTTTGCCTTCGATGTACCGGTTCAGCTCCCGCTTCAAGGATGGAGTAATACGGATCCGTTTCTGTTTTCCGGTTTTCTTTTCACGGATACTAATATGTGTGCCTTTCACATCGCCAACTTTAAGCTTTAAAATGTCGGAAATACGAAGTCCTGTATTGATGCCAATTAAAAACAACATATAATTCCGCTCGTTCTGTTCTTTCAAAAATTGTTTAATTGCTTCAATCTTCTCCGGATCGCGAATCGGTTGCACAAAATTCATTGTTTATACACCTCGATCCGGAGGGCAAAGGCAAGCTTGTAAAATGCCCGTGACTTAATGCGGTAATACTTTCGCTCGCTCATGCCAAGGTCATTGTAAATTTCGTAATCATACATATCATCTTCTGATATATACCGTCGGATGATAATCGCCCGTTCCCATTTGCTTAAGCGATTGATTGCCGCTGTCACCCGTTGGACATATTCATCGCGTTCCCGCTCATAATCAGCGCTTCTGATAGCCATTTCTTCGGTTGAGGAATGGAATTTGTTTGTATTGGAAGGAGGAACGAGCGAATACTGCTGGGTAACCCGTGGCAACTGATCTAATCTCAATGTAAATAAAAACATACGATACTTTTCTAATGCCGCTTCAACCGCTTTTTTTGTCGCTTTACGATCAATTTCATCCAATGGCTTATCCATCTTCTCAACCTCCGAAATGAATAATTATCTTTGGCGGAAAGCGCCGCCTTTGGCACGACGATAAACCGGGCGATTAACCCCCATCAGTTCTTTTAGTTCCCGCTCGGTAAATCGTTCTTTGGAGCGTTTCGGTTTAGGCTCTTTCTTATGCTTATCTGTTCGAAACATCTTGTTCGCTTTCATCCATTTTTGCAATTGCTGCTGGATGGTTCTCATGACACATTCCTCCCATCGTTTTTGCTACAAAAGAAAAGAGGACACCAATCATACAGAAGTAGCCATGCTACTCTGCACAATCAGTGTCCTCACGCTCTCGGTCTTGGACATATTTGGTTTTATTTCCATTATATCAAGCAGTTCGCTGATGTAAAAGCTTATCAATATAGGCAATACCTTTTGCCGTGATATATGTTTGTGGCTTATTAATCACTTGATCACCCATTTGAATAGGCCTTTCTTTGACAACAAAATAACCTCGATCGATGTACTTTTGATAAGGAGTATTATCGCTCATAAGAAGCCCCATCTCACGAAGTTTCTTGAAGAATTTATTTCGACCGTACCCAAGAATTTTCGCAACCTCTCCAACCTTTTGATAATTCTCTCCGCTAATAAATCTGTCATGGGCTTCTGCCTTTGGCTTCATCATCGCAATTTGTTCGTTTTGCTTACGGACTGTTTCAAGAATTCCTTTGAATATCGCTTTTGTTTGTTCGTCAGCAAAAGGCAAGTAGGTTTGAATGAACAGATCGTCGTTTGCTACGTATCCACCCGTTTTTCTGATTGTAGGAAGAACCACATCAAATACCCATCGTTCAAACTTTTCTGCTTCTGGAAGTTTGCTGCGAACAATTAAACGGTACAGATTCCCTTCAGTTATGAATTTCTTTTGCTGCTTTCTTCCTAACGAATCGATGACCTCGCGAAACGCGACCCCATCTTTTTTACAATGTTTAATAATTGCGTCAGATGTATTAGAATACCCAAGAATTTTTGCAACCTCTGTCGCAGGAAAATAAACATTTCCGTTCTCCACTAACACTTGTAGTTCCCCAAACATTTCATGATTGAAAACTTGAATGTTACTCATCATCTCACTCTCCTTATGACTTATTAATCTGGTTTCGCTCTATTAATCGCTCCATCTCCTGCTTTAGTTGCAACATTTATTACAATTTACCGTTCATTCCTTTCCCTCTAATAACTCCGAATTTTCGTATATGTTGCCGAGGACTTCAAACTTGTCTGTTTCCACAAAATAAGGCATTAACAGGTACCCTGACCCATTTCGTCCTATAGCCCACATTGTTTCACACCAATAAACTTCGCCAATGATGTCTTCCGTCTTTTCAATAACGGTTCTTGAACAGTCCTCAAAAGTTACTCTTGTCCATTTGACAATATCGCCTTCGTAAATTTCTGTTCCGTTGCGGTCTTTTAAACCTGTGTATTGAAGCAATATAACTTTTTCTTTGGAATACACGTTGCTATCCCATTCATATCTGCTTTTAGTTGTATCCAAACAAACTGAATTGTCCCAAATGGTAAGAACGGGGAAAACTTCACCTGTTTCTTTTATAGCTGCCCGAAACTTAATTTTTCTCATCTCATTCCTTCCCTTCTTGGAAACACAACTGTCATTGTGTTTCCTAAATGTTTTCTTCGGCTTCTTCTACCCCTGATTCACACCATGTCGTGTAATGCTCAAAAAATTCATCCCAATCATCAAATTCTTTGAAACAATTAGGACAAGTGAACATCGTTTTACCTCCCGATCAACCGATTAATTCACAATGGCTTTTATCAACCCATCCATATGGCCAACCAGCTTGCTCCTGTGTGGTTCTGACAACAAAACATTTTTTATCACGACTTTCACTTTGAATGACGAATTTATGTCCGATGTAATCCTTATACAATTCATAACCATCTGAACCTGTTACGATTAATTCTTTTCCTCGATATTCAGACAAGACAACTCTCCCCTTTTCTGGACAACAAATTTGCTATTTTGTTTCGTAAAATCTTCGTAATACGCAATAAACCTAAGCCGAATATGTTCTGTTAATAACCTCTCTTTGAGGATAGTAATAAAGATCATCAATCAATTTATGATAGTCATAAGTCACGATTAAATCCGCCCCTGGAAAACCTTGATATAATGAATGGAGAAGATGAGAAAGTTCTATGTGATCCTTCTCCGTGTAATAACAATGATATAAGTCTCTCCCTTTCCCCACATATGGTGGATCAATGAAAAGGGTGGCTTGGTTGTCCCAATAAGCGTCTTCGATTAATTCAAAAGCATCCATTTGAGTGACTTCGATTTGATCTCCCATAGAATGAATTTTTTTAATTCGTTTGATCAGCTCTTTTGGATTCCATCGCGAAAGTAACTTTTTATGACTGCCATTTCTCCCACCAAGAGGATTTGCTTTTGCAATCCCACTATACGCAAGACGGTTCACTATAAGCACAGCCCATGCTGCATCCACTACATCTACATTCGCATAATCATTTTTTATGATTTCTTGAGCTTGAAAAAAATCATCATGGGTGGGCGTAATAGTCTTTAACCGTTCAATCAAAGCAAATGGCATATGTTTTACTACCCACCAAAATGAGAAAATACCGGTATCTAAATCGTTTAAATGCAAATATTCGATGACACCTGCATCCAGCATAGCCAATTCAAAACTGCCACCACCGGTAAAAGGGGAAACAAGTTTTTTGGTTTTAGAATCTTTTAAATGTAAATAGAGATAATCAATAATTTTCGATTTTCCTCCGGGATACCGAAAAGGAGATAATCGTTTGTTAAATCTAATAGGAGCTTTCACTTTAGGCTGATTGATATTACTTTTTTCAAGTATTAAGACAAAACGATGTCTGTTCTTTATATGATCAAAATAAGTGAAACCATCACAGACTTCACACCAAAAACCTTGATTATATTTATCGAATTGAAAATCTTCATTATCGGTATTTCCACAGAATTGACAAGTAAGCAATATCTCCCCCCTCCTTCTACTACCGCTTTATGTGTCCACTATGAAACACAATGCTTATTTTGTTTCCTCCAATGCCGATTTTATTCTTTTCGAAAATTCCTTTTGCGAAGGCGGTCTAAATAAATCCGCTAATGTTTCATGTTTTCTACACTCTTCGCAGATATAGTCCATCCCCTCTACAAGAACAATGCTAACTAAGAGCTGTTTGTATTGTCCGCAATATGGACATTTAACCCCTTCCCCTGAAAAATCATCGATAGCCATTTGTCGTGGTATTGTTTTGTTCCAAGGAAGTTTGTTCATTTTTTCTTTTCCCAACGAAACATAATTACTCTTGTGTTTCCTTAAAACGGAAAATCATCATCCGGCCAAGGACAGCAAGCTCCCCAGTTTTCAGGATTGGCACGCCAACGATCTTCTTCGATTTCTTGCCGCTTCTGACGAATGAAATCAAAAAGCTGGCGCAGATTTTTACTTTCAGGTTCTCCCATTTGACTGACGGCACAGTCAATATACATATATAGCTCCATCACATCATCATCTGATACTGTTGGCAAATCGATATTCAACCCTATCCCTCCAAAAACTCATAAATATCTGTTTGCCCTTCTGGAGCGACGAAATGTTGTGATTTTGCTTGTATGCGTAACTCTCCGGATGACACTTCACAAAGCGCTTTATCCGTCTTACAAACGGGACACTGCAAAAGATGGTGTTCTTCAAAGCCTTGCGAAACAGCGAATAAAACATCACAGTCCTGGCATTCGTAAACATGAACGGGAATTTTCACCTCAAAACAACTCGCTTTCCTCGTATTTGATTCGGGCAGTTTTCCCTTTTGCCGTTTCAATGATCGTAAAGCCATGTTCTACTGCTTCCGCTACTTTTGCCTTCCCTTGAACTCCATCGATGACGAGAACAAGTACCTTTCCTGGAACAACAGGATGAGAAACAGTCATGTTATTTATATCAATTGGCAATTCTTGTGCTCTTTTCACCGGAATCCCTCCACTTGTGGTATAATTGTGGTGGGTGGTCGGGAGGAATCCCGGCTTTTTTGTTTTTGTAAGGCAATTAAATTTTGGATTATTTCGACACACCTTTCCGCTTCCGACTTTTCGGCCAGCGCCAATCGATAAGGCGGCGATTGTCGTGGTCGTAATATTTTGGTCGTGGGCGGTTCCGATAGGCTTCTAGCTCTTCGGGTGTTAAATAGCTGACAGTTACTGGACCGTGTAATGATTTGCGGCTCACGCAATCTCCTCCAATCTACGTTTGATTTCATTGCGTGCCAGTTGTTTGTAGCAAGCAGGGCAGTCTTCATAACGCAGAATGGTTACTAGTTGCTTGATCGTCGCCTTGGACCAATCCATCGTGTTCCTCCCCTTCTACACGTTCGTATTCCCGCTGAATTTCTTCCAGCGACAGTTTAGAAAAGACCCTTCCGTCCGCTGCTCGAAAAACACCTTTCCGGCGTAGACGCTGGATCAATACATGCTTTAGCAGCAATCCCAAGGTCATTCCTCCTTCCGCTTACGAAGTGGAAAAGAATCGGTCTAACCTTGATGTAGGGTACGTTTTTCCGTTTATGCACACCGTAACGAGGTTCGATTTTGTAATCCCATATCGTTCTAAGACATCGAGCAAATCTGCTTCGGAACGAATGCTGCCGGTAAAGCCAATAATCGTGCCGACATCATTCCGGTATTCCAGGCGAATCCAAAACGGGTAGCCCATTCGATTCACCTACTCATCATTGGTGTCCTTATATTTCTTGAGCCGCTCCTCCAATTCACGTCTACGGCGCTCTACATCACTGTCATGATGATCTGCAGACTCTGGAACGTCATAATTTATATTCCCTAGCCAATCAGGGATCATTTCCGTACGTACCGGTCTGCGTTGTTTCACACTGCCGGAACCGTTTCGTTTTTTTGCTTGCTGTTCTTTGAAAGCCATTTGTGCAGCGCGAATTTGTTCGACTGTTCGATATCCCTTTTCGGACCAGTCGCGCAAAATGGACTCGACGTATTTCCATGTTTTCACGCCATTTTCAACTGCTATTTTCATAGCTTCTAAGACCAATTCCTCTGATGTATCGGCAATCCAGTTTGAAATCTTCTCTCCTATGTAGCTGCCAATGACACCAAAGCCATTTTGTTCAAAAAAGAGAAATGGATTCATAGATTCGCGCACGGGCGTATCTACTACTACTTCTTTATTTATATCTGTAGTATTCTCTGTAGTAATCTCTGGTATTGGTCTGTTCAAGTTGAGCAGATCGTCTGTCCAATTTGAACAGATGGACTGCTCATTTTGAACAGATGGACTGTCGATTTCGTCAGTCGTCTGCTCATTTTGAACAGTCGATGTGTCAGGTTGAGCAGTCGACTGTTCATCTTGAAGCTGTGCCAATTTTTCATAATTAATCCGATACCATTTTGTTTTGTCGATCTTGGAGCGATTAAAATTCCCTGTGATAATGAGCTCCTGTTTTTCTAGCTTCGTGATAATGCGGCGAATTGTGCTTTCCGACCAAAACGGGAACTGCTCTTTCCATTCCTCGTATGTGTTGTACACCCATGTATGCCCTTCATGGACGTTAGTGCTGCGCTCGAGCCAATAATGCAGTTGCTGCAAGACAATGCTTTCATTTAGACCGATTGCCGCCGCTAGCGACGGCAATATCACGAGTGGCTCTTCATCTAAAAGAAGTCTTGTTGCCACTTGCGTATACCCCCTCTCCTTTACTTGAAAAACGCTCTATTTTGTGGCATGATGTAAATCAGTTAATAAATTCCGAAATGAAAAACTGTATACCACCTTTTCCAAGCTGATCGGCTATTTCCGAAGCGATTTGACGGCATTCAGAAACACTCAAGGCATATACAAGTGCTGTGTGAATCGTTTGGAAAGAGCCGTTTTCTTTTATGGTGAATTCCACTTCAAATAGCATATTTTTTTTCATGAAGCATACATTGTAATGGGCGCTTCAAAATAACCTCCTTTCTAGCTAACGTGTTGGATACCGCCCTTCTTTTTCAACCGGCAAAGCTTGTTGTAGACAGATTGTTCATCTCGATTTAATTTTTCTGCAAGTTGATCAATCGTCAAAATGTGTCGATGATGCCATAAATAAAACTCTTCTTCGTTGGTCCATTTTCCTTTTCTCTTTGTTTCTTCCGTTACTGAAACGTTGATATGGTCCTCCTCTAACATGGATTACAATTGACGCATTCGCTTGCCGATCGGACAATCCGTTAGACATGGACTGTCTCTTCTTTCGCTACGCTCTTTACATGAAGAGCAATTCGTATCTAGCAACTTGATAATCCGCAAGCGAATTTGCTTCTTCTCCTCCCTAGTCACTTGATACCGCCCTCACTATAACTTGGATACAAAATCAATTCGGATGCCTCGTTTACGCATTTCATTGATAATTTCCATTAACTGCGCGCGGCGAGCTTTTTTCATTTCGATTTCCTGCAACTTTTCGATTAAAAACTGCAGTTCAGAGATTTCGATTTTTGCGGATGCGTAGTCGTTGTTAACTAATGCATCGTGTATGTACTCGACGCAACACAAAGCTTTACGAAGAAAGTCCAGTTCCTGCACGTGCAGAAATGTGTTGTCTTTCAATGTTTGATACCTCCTTTCGAATCTGATCAGATGTGCTAATGCACATCGACCGGAGTGCAAGCATGCTGGCAGGCTGGGGGCACACCCGCCGGCTTGCACTGCCGTCGACAAGCATTAGCTTGTCGAACTTGCTTTATGTCGCAAGTAATGGTATCTTGAATTTAGGGCTGGTTTGAATGGCAGTGAGCGTTTAGCTTACTGCTTTTTCTTTTGGTGCGAATTGCTGATAAAGTTTTTCTTTCGCCGCTAACTCTAACGCTGTCAACAGTGTTGGATTGCTTCGTAGTTCCGCACAGATTTCCCGAATTTCTGATGTTTTCATTAACCGGCTTGCTGAGAAACAGAAAATCATTTAAATCCCTTCTTACCATTGCACCAATTCTTTAACTGGTGGACATTTATATCGCTCAACGTCTTCAGGATGATAGTATGCTTTTACAAGAACGTTAATCGCATCAACATACGCTTTGCATGTTTTATAGGATGGGCAATCAGATAGCTTCTTGTATGAGCCTTGACCGCCTTGCCATTCATCACGAAGTTCCTCCAACTCTGCATCCAGGAACCCTTTCAAAGAGCTAATCGCATGATCCACTTGAATTCCTCCTTTAGCCTTTAATAAATCCTTTGGCTTGCAACTTTGCCCTATGCTTTTGCCACATCTTGATCCAGGAAAAGCCGTAATCAGCACATATAACTGCCACATACTGCGTGAGCGCCACGATCGCGTCGATCGCCTGCATCATTGCCTCTTCCAAGCGCTGTTTATCCAATTCTCTGATCGAGCGTGGATGATTCGCTACACAAACGCTTTCGATTGCTTCGAGCGCCTCCACGAGCTCCTCGCGCGTTTTCATTGTGACGCTAGCCCTATGTAAATCAACCGCTTCCCCATCTAATTTGACTGGTCCCCATCCTGTGTATTCGGCCGCCGCCTCGAGTGCAACCCACGGATTGTTATGCTTTTCTGCAAAGTATTTCGAGATATTCGGCTGCACTCGGTATCGGCCGTTTTCTTGGTGTGATACAGATTCGCGAGATTCATAGATTTCAAAGGATAGTTGCTGCTGTGTCATTTTCGCTGCTTTCCGTGCCGCTTTGACCGCGTTGGCAGCTCTACCACATTTCATCTTCACTTGTCTCCTTTCTACCAATCTTTACAAATTTGCATGATATGTTATGGATAGAGAAGGTTACTTAAGAAGTCGGTTGCTCTTTAATCCATGCAATTAAAAACTCCTCACATTCTTTTGCTGGGAAATACCATTTACCGCCGATTTTGTACTTTGGGAAACGCGGATCATAAAAGAATTTTTCCTTGATGTTGTTCTCGCTCATGCATGTTTGGCGACAGAGCTCTTTCATATCCCAAAACGTGTGGCGATGTTCTAACTGATCGAGCCGTTTTTTGAGTTCGTCTAGGAACAGTTTTTCTATCTGCTTCTCATCCAACTGTACGGTCAACATGGTGTTTCACCTGCCTAACAAATATCTCTGTTAGCCTCCTTAGGCTGATGCTGTTTCATCATGTTCCTTAAAGGAACGTTCATCTTTAAAAAAAATTGTCCAGCTAAAATCGAGAACTGAAGCAATCTTCTTAGCAACCTTAACAGTTGGTGTTTTTGTCCCATTTTCAATATGAGTGTAATAACTTCTTGAGATTTCACAGTTTTCAGCAACTTGACTTTGAGTCATCCCTTTTCTTTCACGTAAATCTTTAAGCCATATTCTCAATTAATTTCACCACCTTTTGTTCCTTTTGGTAACTTTCGTTTTTATTATATGTCTCTTATAGTAACACGTCAACACTTTTTTATCCTTTTAGGAACATTTTTTAATTCCGCTTTAAAGTTTCTGTCGGTAACTTTATAATAATTAGTATAATTAGGTAGATTGCGGTGATAGTATGAAAACCTTTGGAGAAAGGTTAAAACATTTACGGGAGAAGAAAAAACAAGAAAACCCAAAGTGGACTCAAGAATATGTCGCCGACCTTGTTGGGGTAGCACGAACAACATATACAGCGTATGAACGGGGCACTAAACAACCTCAATTAGACACAGTAAATAAATTAGCCGATTTATTCGAAGTTAGTGCTGACTACCTCCTCGGTCGTACTGATAACCCAAATCCACCAGAGAGCGATAACATTACAGAGGAATTAAATACACTTGCAAAAATCAACCAACTCATCAAAAAATACGGCATCGAGCAAATGGGCTTCTTCGATATCGAGAAGTGGAAAAGCCTAACCGAGGAAGAGATCGAGGAGATCGTAAAACACTTCGAGTGGGTTGTTCATAAGGCGAAAGAAAAGAATAAAGAGAAGAAATAACACGCTTTTATCAAGCGTGTTGTTTTCATTATAGAAGGTGGTGTACTCCATGGATTTCCAAGATTCCCAAAAAATATTAACTGATCTATATTCCGATATTAGAGAGTGGCTGAAATTTGCAGAAGCTAAAAATGCCGCATTACTAACATTCGATAGTGCATGTTTGTTCACATTGTTACGATATCAAGATGTAGTTTTTCCCAAAAAAGATGGGTATGCAAACTTATTTTTCACCATTAGCTTAATTATAATCCTAATATCAATAATCATATTGATGATATCGTTTTTACCAAAGAGATTTAAAAAAGGGTTAAAAAATAATGAACACTCCCATCCGTTTTCTAAGAATTTATTGTATTATGGAGATATAGTGAAATATAGCCCTCAGCGCTTTTTAGCTTCCATTTTCCATAAATATAACATTGATAATTTTGACAAAAATAATAAATACTTTAATGATTTATGTACTCAAATAATTTCATTATCAAGAATTTCAGTTAGAAAATATAGAATGTTTAAATGCTCACTTGTACTAAACATATTGTTCTTTATAATAATTGGGATTTACTCTCTAATGTTTTTTTAACAAAATGGGGGGAATAAAATGGATTATGAAAAAAGAAAAGAAATTAATAAATTGGCCAACAATATAAGATCTATCCTCGAACTTGAACCTCCTGTAGATATTGAAAGAGCAGTTAAATTACTTAACGGAGAAATCGTTGAGGAAAAATTAGAGCACGGTATGGAAGCAAAAATTATAAAAAATACAGATAGTGATTATCCAGCATTTAAAATCTACATTAACCCTGAAATTATTGGTAATAATGAAAGAAGAAAACGTTTTTCTATAGCCCACGAATTAGGACATTTATTTTTACACATGGGATATCTTATCAATGAAGAAAAATGGAATCAGATCGAGAATTATACCGACTCAGTATATTACCGTTTTGGTCATAATGAAGAGGAGTACGAAGCCCATGAGTTCGCAGCGTCATTTTTAATGCCAGAAAAACACTTTAGAGAAATTGCAAAGAAAAACTATTCTAATGGCTATTACAATATTGGACCTATTGCAGACCACTTTGATGTTTCTAAAGATGCTGCAACAAACCGAGGACGTTGGCTAGGTATGTTTAGCTGGGAGTGATTTCATGAACGAAGAAAAACGACAGGCTGAAATGTTGGAACAAATTAGAGGGTTAGAGCCTAAAGAAATCAATACAGACAAATACTCTGGTTTGTATGTATTTTGGTCTTTTGATTTAGTAAATTCAACTTCTTTTAAAGATAAATATAGTGATAGTTGGCCTGAAGTTTTTCGTCATTTTTATAACCTTACACAAAAAGAAGTTAAAAACGAATTTCCCAAATCGAATATTTGGAAATATATTGGTGATGAAATACTATTTTATTGTAAGATTAATAGTAGAGAAGAGTTATTTAATATACCACGTAAGTCTTTAGAAATTATAAGAACAGTTACTAATGCGCTTCATAATTCTTATAAATACAGTAAAGGCTTTCTTTATCTAAAAGGAGTTATATGGGTAGCTTCTGTTTCTTATATTCGAGCACATGACTTAAACAAAAAAGAGCAGCATAGTGATTCTCAAAGCATTGTGCAAAAAGAAGAAAAAACCAAAAACATTATTTTCCCATTTATACTAGAGAATTCCCCGTCGTATGATTTTTTGGGTCCAGATATCGACTTGGGCTTTAGGATTTCAAAGTTTTCAGAAAAAGGAAAACTTGTTATCAGTGCTGATCTTGCATATTTGCTTTATAAAAATCGTGTTGAAATAGAAAATATGTACCCTGATTATAATATTGAACAATATTTAAAAATAGTGAGTTTTGAAAATTTAAAAGGAATATGGAAAGGAAGAAAGTACCCAATAATATGGTACTATGATAAATGGCACGAAAAGGAAGATATCTTCGAATATGATGAACGTTTTACCTCTCCTTTGGTTGCCAAAATTTTTGAACAAAATTTTGAATTACTCCCTATCAGTAAACTTCATAAAATATACATGGACTTAAACTTAACAGAAAAGATAAACGAGCTACATAATATGATAAATCATCTTCCAACACCTAGTGCAAACAACTTACTTTCTTCTATCCCAGAGGAAAAGAAAGCAGAAGTTCACTGTGCGGCAATATGCTTTACGTCTAACGGAAAATTATTGATTGCTAAAAGACCAGATCACAAAAGTTTAGGTGGAAAATGGGAATTTGGATGTGGTCAAATCAGAATGGACCAAAGTTTTAAAGATTGTATTATTGAAAGTTATAAACAAGATTTCGGTGCGAATGTAGAAGTAATCTGTGACAATGGTGAACCTATTCCTGTAGCGACTTACACATTCATCAAAAATGATAGAGCTATTCCTGGTATACTCTTTGTAGCAAAAGTTTTAAATCCCGAAGAAGTTGAAAAATCTTATTTAAGAAGTAAACATTCAGAAATAAAATGGATTGATATCCAAGATATAGATTCCTTAAATGAAAATGATTGTGTTAAAGACTTGAAATTAAACGCTATAAAAGCAAAAGAAATTTTTGATAATCATTCAAAGTTATATGCCCTATAAATGGGCTTTTTCTTTTTATTGCTAAACCAAACATATGTTCTTATAATATCATTAGGAGGGGGATTATATGGAGCTACGCCGCTACTATACAACTGCATTGGAGGATTGGGTGACTAGATTTTATACAAGACTAAAGATTTTTCGTCCAGAAGATATTAGTCCGTTAATAATTTCAAGAAAATTAGGCATTTTCCTTCGTGAAAGGTCGTTTCCTTCCACTTATCAGGTTGTAGGGCGGTTCCGGTGCATTGTCATCGATTCGCGTCTTTCTCAAGAAGAAAAACGGGAGGCTTTCTTCCATGAATTATGCCACATTCTACGACACGCTGGTATACAGAGTATGATGCCGGAGGCTTTTCGAGAGCTACAAGAGCGAGACGCAAATCATTTTACTAAATATGCTGCTATTCCCTTTCATATGTTGAAGTTCATTGACTGGGACGAGCCATACATAATTGAACATATGGCTAATATGTTCAAGGTAACCCCAGAGTTGTGTGAGAAGCGGTTAGAGCAGATAAAAAGCCGCGTTCAACACATGAAATACTTGTAACATCAACCTATATAATAGCAACGTTATAATGTTTAGAGAGGGGGTGAATAAGAAGTTTTAGTGCCCAAAATTTAATTTATTCGTTTTGGAGGGATGATCATGGCTAGTATCAGAAAGTACAAAAACAAAAACTCCAAAAAGTACATGTACGAATATCGTATAAAGTACACGGATCCGGTAACGGGGAAAGTAAAAGAAAAATCGAAACGTGGTTTTGCATCAAAAAAAGAAGCGGAATTAGCTGCCGCGGAAGTAGAGAAGAAATTGTTCGTCGGTGACGTTGATATTGTAAAAAATAGTGATATTACCGTAAAGGATTGGATTGAACAGTATTTAGAACTGTATGGAAGCCAGTTACGGGAGACAACGCTGAAAACACGAAAAACAAGATTGTATAACCATATTATCCCCGAACTTGGTAATTATAAATTACAAAAACTCACGAGGATGCAATATCAAAAATTTATTAATAAAAAATTGGATGCAATGAAGGAAAGTACAGTTAAAAGTTTACACGGAACCTTTATGACTATTGTAAACAAAGCAGTTGAGCATGGTATCATCGATCGGAATAAATTTCAAGGTATCTCTATTTCCAAAGGGAATGAAGAAGAAAAGATAAAATTTCTTACAAAGGAAGAAGTGGAAAAGCTTTTGATGGTCGCAAAAACATTCGAGTTTGACGAATATATGTCTGTTTTTATTTTGCTGCGTACAGGGTTACGAAAAGGCGAGTTATTAGCTCTTACGTGGGATGATATAGATTTTGACAATAAATTAATGACCATAAACAAAAATAGAAACCACCTCGGAACCTTTCCACCAAAAACGAAGAAAAGTAACCGAGTGATTTCTATGGACAATAAGCTCACGAAAGAATTAAAAAGATTTCAATTGTGGCAAGCAAAAAACAAATTACAGTTCGGAAGATACCAGTTTAACAATTATGTGTTGGTTGATCGGTACGGCGTTCCGTATCATGAATGGAAAATAAATGCAATTTTAGAGAATATGGCAGAGAAAGCAAACTTATCTCCAATCAGTCCACATGCACTCCGTCATACCCATGCAGTTATGCTGCTTGAAAGTGGAGTGGATATCAAAACAGTTAGCGATCGGCTTGGACATACAAAAATAAATATGACCGCCGATGTTTATTTGCATGTCTCCCGCAAACAAGAGGACGAAGCCGTATTGAAATTAGAGAAATATTTAGATTCATCGTTTGGTGGGTAA